GAATTATGACGCCCAAAGAAAAAGCAAAAGAGTTAGTAGAAAATTTTAGACTCAATGTTTTAGACTACGAGGGTAGTGGATTGAACTTATTTAAAGCCAAACAATGTGCATTAATAGCAGTTGAGGAACTAATAAAAGAAACTGGTAAAAAGTATTGGCAAGAAGTTAAACAAGAAATAGAAAAAGGATTATGAAACAAGAACCTCAATTTGGAACAAAAGAATTTAACGATTTAGCAAGTCAATATTTTGGAGGTAAACAAGAAACACTTGAAGAAGTTGCAAGAGTTGCATTTAATTTAGGATTTGATAATGGTGCTAAATGGCAACAAGAAAGAAGTTATAGTGAGGAAGAAGTTAGGAAAATATCTTTAGAGTTCTTTTATCATTGGTGGAATACTAAAGGTTCTAACACAGAACAAGGGTTTGATAAATGGTTTGAACAATTTAAAAAGAAATGAAACAAAAAATAATAGACAAATTAAATGAGGGTCAAGAACCCGACGTCAATTTATATACATGGGAAACAATCCCGCAAAGTTTAAAACGCTTTTGGATAAATTATTATAAGTTATGAAGTATATATTAATTTTAGCAACATACGAGTTTATAAGGTCAAAAATAATTTGGCTATGGTATTATCTAATAAAAAAAGGAACAGAATGAAAGCAACATTAGAATTTAAATTACCTGAAGAACAATCAGAGTTTAATAGAGCAAATCAATCTTTACAAATGGCTTTAGCTTTATGGCATATAAGCAATTTAAATCACGATTTTAGAATAGTAGAAATTTTAGAAAAATACAATCTTAATGTAGAAGAGTTAATACAATGATAAACCCAATCCACAAATTTAACAACGGCAAAGGTGCTACACTATGCAATAAATGTAGTAAAATCATTTCAATCGGTTTCACTGAGGATTTGTATTGTGGCAAAATATGCTACTCAAAACATCGCGCTAAAATGTTGATGTTTTTGAAAAATAAAAATAATTCTAATTTAAATAAATAAAAAATGAAAAAACAAATTTTTGTAAATGATTTACACGAGTACGATTACGAATTAACAGCTAATAATTTACACGTACTTTATTACAGCAATACAAGTGAATGGAATGACCATATAAAAGGAACTATTTGTATGAGTATTATAAATGACGGCAACGGATTAATAATTGAGTTTAACGAAAAAAATAGAATAGACTACTCTGAAGCCGAACAACTATTTATACTCCTTAAATTTACAAACAAACAATCGAAATATGAAATAGGAATTAAACAACCGTTATAATTTATGAAAACAATTGAATATAAATATAATCCAGAAACTGGAACTAATTATTGTGAAATAAAATTTGAATTAACATCTGAAAGATTAGTAACTCCAAATGATTATCATAGAATAATGAATATGATTATTGATGAAATAAGAAAATTAGAAACTATAAAAAAATAACAATGAAAACAATTGAAAATTTAATTGATAAAATAGTAGAGTTAAGAATTGAATTATTTACTTTAAATAAAAAGTATATTGATTTATACAATGAATGGAATGATTGTAAAAATATTATTCGGGATTTACAAAATCAAATTAAAAAAAAATAACTATGCCAGATATAACATTATGCAGTGGTAACTATTGCCCTTTGGCTCAAACGTGTTACCGATACAAAGCAAAACCTAGCGAATTTAGACAATCTTATTTTTTAAAGCCACCCATAAAAGACGGTAAATGTGATGAGTATTGGGAGTTAAAAAATATGAGTGATCCGAGCGATTTGCCTGTTGACTTTACAATGTAAAAAACCCTCGACGGCTTTTGGTGCGTGTTGGTATCCGTTTCTATGGTGCCAACTATCCGCGCCGGAGGGACTTCGTAAACTCTCAACGGTTATACCGGCAAAGTCTTTACTAGTTTTGTGGTGTACGTGGTGTGTATAAACGTATCGATGTTTGGTTTCGGCCCACTCTTTAGAAAACTCAACCGCCATTAAAAGAGGTAAATCTTGTTGTTTAGCTCCGTCCCCGTGGGTTGTTCCGATTAAATTATTGTAATATTGAAACGCTTTTCGGTGTGATACTGAGCAATCAAAAGTTATATTTTCGCAATTTCTAAAATACGTTTCTATAACCTGGGCCAAAAAAAATCCGTTTGTATAATCGTGATTTGACGGGTTAAAAGTAAAATGAACATCGGCCACCGATAGCAAAATTTCTAAAACTTCAACGTATAATTGTTTTGCGATTAAAAAATTATTGTGCCACTGCCCGTCTGTATCTTGTGGCGTTCCTGAGGTTGTAGTTCGCCTAGCGTTATCGATGTGTAAAATATCATTACCGCCGATAAATAAAATTTTATCAATATTAAACGAGCTTACTTTTTGCAAAATCCCTTTTACACCCTCTAAAACTCTTTGTACTGCTATTTGACTATTGTAACTTTCTCCCGTTTCAAATGAATCGCATAATTTACCGATGTGTATATCGGCTGGATCCAGGACTAATAAATAAGAGTTTGTATTTTCTAGCCTTTCAAGTTTGACAAATTTTGGCGAATATTGTTTCAAGTCCGCAATTAAATCGGATTGTAAACTATTTAATTCCTTTTGCTCAATCGGTTTGTAATTTGGATTTACTACAAAACCGCTGACATTTTTTGTCTTAATCCAAATGTTTTTAGCCGTGTCAAAATCGACGTTTATCTCTTCGCAAGCGTCAAAAATTCCCTCGTTTAAATTTAATAAACGCGATTTGTTTCTTTTAATGTAAAGCGAAAACGCTTTTATAGTTGGGTGTTTTTTAACCGGGGATAAAAATTTAGCAGCCTCCCAATGGTTTGCCGTTTCGTTATGCTCAAAAAATTCTATTATTTTATTGTCGTAAACGGCCCATTTTGAAGTCATAATTTATAATCTAGGTAAATTAAATAAAGGCCACCGGCTAAAAGTAAATAAATCCACCAGGGAATAATAGTTTTCTTTTCGGTTTCTTTATTTTTTGTTTCAATTTCGACCTTTGTAGTTTGTTTTTTTTGTTCGATTTTAGACGTTTTTTTGTCTTTAACTTGTATAGTGTTATCTTTTGTCTTTTTGTATCTTAAAATAGCGTTTTTATAGGTAATTCCGTTTACTACAATATCCTTGCACGTGTCAAAAGGCATAATTGTAAACTCATCGATTATAATATCGTTTTTAGTTTCAATTTTAATAGTTTCATTCGTCCCTATTTTAGTTGAAATTTGGGACAAACTATCCTTTTTTACTTTGTCTATTGCTACTTTTCGAGTAGAACAGGACGAAAATAAAATTAATAAAAACAAAATTACATTTTTCATTTGTACTCGGTTTTCGCGTCAAAACTAGGACACGCTTTTACAACTCCTTTAAAATCTTTATGACCTAAAACGATAGCCTCAGGATATTTTTTTTTCGTCTTTTGCACTAAATACAATAAACTCTCTTTTTGTTTTATTGTTCTAGTGTCTTTTGGGCGTCCGGCTTCATCAATCCCACCAATATAGCTAAAATGGATTGACTCCGAATTATAACCTTTTACCCCGTTTGTGATTTGATCGTAATTTGCAAGCTCGTGAATAATACCGTTAGCGTCAATCAATCTATGATAGCCTACCGACTTCCATTTAAGCGTATTTTTCCAATAATTTAAAATAGCTTCTTTTTTTGTGTTTGGTTGCGTAGCTGTGCAATGTATTACAATATATTTTATTATTCTCATTTGATTTGATCTATATCTTGTTTAATTTCTTTGGCCCGCAAAAATAGATTTTTTAATAGCTTCCATATACTAATATTATAACTAGCCTCGATGTTCTCTTTTATGCTGACTAACTCAACAAATATAAGAAGTATTGCGCAAATTTTGGTAAACATATAATTAATTCCTAGCCATTTTATTATAAATTCGTTTAATATGAATTTGTCAATTACAAATAATAACAAAATACACACTTCGTAAAGCAATAATTTTGACACGATTTGCGACAAAGTTCGGCTTTTAATACTTTGCCAGCCGTTTAATTTTACGGCCTTAAAAACGCCTGTAAACGTGTCTAAAATTATTGCCATTCCAACTGAAATTAATATCCCCTGTATCGGCACAAATAATACAACTAAGCTACTTAAAATATAGTTAAGATATTTCATATTGCAAATATTGGTGTTGTTCTGGAATTTCGTCCTCTGAAATTTCAAATAAATCGGGATTATTAACTATTGACGGGTGTAATTCTAACGGCTCTTCAGCTATTACAATGGTATAACTATCTGTACCTACTGAATTAATTTGTCTTATGTGTTTCATTTATACGAAGTATTGAATTGTTATATATGCTTGTTTTGCTCCTACTCCTGTTGTTCTTGTGACTGCAACTTCATAAACACCTGTTGATTTTATTCTTAAAGCAACTGAATTAAATACTGTGTTAGCTGTTTTTAACGCACTAATTAAACCACTTCCATAATTTAAAACATCTCCAACAGCTGAAACAGATGTAGGTAAAGCTGGTGTTGGCGCTGTATTTGGTAATTCACAAGCAACTGCTGTTAAAGTAGCTGCTCCCGCAGTTCCATAAGATAAATTTATAATTAGTGTTACTAAATTACCAATTTGAGATAAAGAGTAAGTGTGTTGCGTAGAATTACTTGGAGCAGAACCACCTGTCCAAACAATAGTGCTTGTATATGATTCATTTGTTAAATTTTCAAAAGGTTGTGCAGTAGGAGTTGCTGTTGCATTTGTGTTATTTGCTAAAAATGAATAAGCATTAATTGGTGGTGTACCTCCACTTGATGTTGAGCCATCCGCCATTAAAAATTGAGAAGATGTGCCTCCATCTTTTATGAATGCTTTTGCTGTTGCATTACCTACATTGTCTAAATTGAAAATTTGTTCATTTTCGTTTGAAATTGAAATCGGGGTTACCCCTGCCAAACCTGAATTTGTTTGTATGCCAATCCCGCTTGAATTTTCGTTGGATAAATTTATTTGAACTCCAAAATTTTCCGACGCTACGTCAAAAGTCAAACCCGTTTGGGTTGTGTTTCCATTATTAAGAATTTGCTGTAATCCTATGGTTTTATTCTTCCATAAATCAGTAGCAGTTTCGTAAACTAATAATTGATTGTTTTGAGGTGTTATTATTTGGCAATCGTGTATTTCTTCTAATTCATAACCATTTTGAATGCCAACCTCGATTTGTCCTTGTGTCGGGTGTACTCTTGTAACTTTACCAACGTAAACTAAATGTGTAGGTGCTAATACTTTTGTTGAAGTAAAAGTACCCGCAGTAACTCCACTTAAATAAAGTTGAGCTCCTTCTGCAAATGATGATGTATCAACCCCGCTTAAATCCCCAATGATAACACAATTTCCTAAACCATTATTTAAAATATCTGATTGTAGTAATCCGAATGTTCTTGCACTTAAAGCATCTGTTGTAGCAAGTGCTTTTGATACTAACGCTTTACTTCCATTTGCACCACTAATATAAACGACCGTACCTTTTGTTAAGGTTGCGCCTGTCATATTTTTAACTTCTCTAACTATTGTTCCAGCTTGACCAGCAGTTGGAATATCTAATGCAGTTATAAAAGGATTTACACCGTCCGAGCCGTTATTAGTTATTTGATTTGTAGCGGTTGGAATATTTGCTATTTTAGTCTTTTCTGCCGGTGTTAATAATCCCGCATTTGTAGCGTCGGCCAAAGGTATAGTCGCGTCCGTTCCTGTATCGCTTGTTACTATTCCATTTGTCGGGCTTGGTGTATATCCTAAATTTGTAGCACCTCCTTGACCAGGTGCAATTTGATTAATATTTACAGTTACTAAATTCGGTTGTACTATTATATCAACTGTTTCAACTGTTTGCGTTACGTTTATATCTACTGTATCTGCCATTATTCCGTCACGTTATTAGAGATTGAAAAAATACCACTTACCCACGTTTTTACTGTCCCGTCTGCCAAAGCAATTTCTATATCATAAAGATAATCCCAGGCCTCAATATTAATTATTTGCTTATTAATTCTGAAAGTCCCTGCAGATCCGTTTACTATCGTCAAAGCTACGTTAAAAAATATTAACCCTTGGTATTCTTTTCTAAGTTGCATTCTAATTGTGGCCCCTGTTAAATTCAAAGGGTTTGAATTAAAATTAATTTGAAAATTTACCGCGTCAAAAGTATCGCCTTTTATGTGTTCAAAGTTCATATCGCTTATTTATTATATCTAAAATCGCCCGTGTCATTTCGCTCTAATCCTGTATTTTGGGGTAAATACCAACCCGCAAAATTAGCACTCATAAACGGAATAGTATCTCCCGTATTTGCTAAATAATACTCCGGGAACAAAGTAAAATTATCAACCATATAATCAATGAATTTTTGAGTATAATTTTGTGCAATTTGTCGCTCCTTTTCAACTAAATAATCTATTTCGGATTTTTCAACCGATACGCTATTTTCGCTGCTATGTTTAAAAACTCCTTTGTTTGCGATTGTGTACGCGCTAAAAGGTAAAATTTCAACCATAGCCCAATGTATTACCATAGGCTTAATGTAATTATTCAATAAGCTCAAATAATTACCGGATAAAGTACCCGCTACAATATCGTTGTTAATTTTGTCAAATAAATTACTGCCCAAATATGTATAAATGTGGGTATCTTGAGCGATAATAACAAACTGCTTTGTTTTGTCAGGATCTAAATTCCCGTTTAAAACAGTCATTTGTTTTAATTCTTTGTCCGTTATAAAAAGTGCTTTTGCCATAATTTATTATTTCATATCGTGCGGAGCTTTGTAAACTCGCGGATCGTTAGTAGGTAATATTTCGCCCTCTTTTCTAGCTTGCGCTGGCGTTATTTTTTGAGCCAAAGGACTTAAAATGTCTGTTCCTTTTCTGCGGTATGTTTCACGTACCCAAAAGTGCTTACACGTTCCATTTGGATAAGCCTCCGAAAGTTTGCCCCCGCCCTTCCATAACCATATAGAATAAGGCTCGTTAGGATCCGGACTCATTCCAAAACCAGGGTTAACAGTTACCTTTGACATTGCTAAAATATCCTCTTTTCTATACAGCTTATTTGCCTGTAACATTTTTTTACAAAATTCACGCTCGCCTATTGCATTACCGCTGTATCTATAACGCGTCTTAAATAATTTTGTATCCTGTTCCGAATTACGTCTAGGGTATGCTGTTCCTGTGCTAGCAAAATGCTGAATACGTTTAAATAAACTAGGGTTATTTGCTTTTTTAATTATTTCGTCGTATTCGTCCTCTTTATCATAATCCACTACCGAACTATCGCAAAGCTCCCATTCGTTTAAATCTAAATCGCTGCTAAAATCCGTCGCCTCAACTTCAATTGATTTTAATTTCGTGTCAAGTGTCGAGCCTCCTAGCGTTGGCGGTAATCCTATTAGATTTCTAATTTCGTCCGGAGTCATCGAGTCTAGAACTTTATTAGCAACCAAAGGACTCATAGCGTTAACCGCTGAGATTGTTTTATTAGATATATCGGATTCGCTTATTTCAATCGTATCCTCTAGCGTGTTTAACGTCTCAAAACCTAAATCCAAAGCTATACCGTTATAAGCTAAAATCTTATCTATACCGTCACAAAATTGCTCTTGATTTGGAATAATTACGTTGTTATTAAAAAGCATAAAAGCCGTTTTTAATTCGTCCGCGTTTGAGCTAAAACCGTTTGCCGTTGGAATACCAAATAAAAGCCCGGAAGTAACCCCGTGAGATAGCATAATTTTAGCGCGTGCCTCGTTGCTTAAATATTCATATTGAGCGCTGGCATTATCTAAACTAACGCTGTCAATAGTAGTCTTTTTAGTTTCGTCTGAGTTAAAAGAAACTATTAATTTTTTGCCGCTTGCTCCTGTGGTTTGATCAATAACGCTTTCGTTAACTCGTCTTTGAGTGTCCGAATCCGGGATTCCATTGTTGAAATTCAGTATCTTAAGCGGCGTGAATCCTGTCTCAACTAATGAAATTAAATACTCGGATATATCCTCTTCTAGCTTTGCGTATGGAAGTCCGCCAATATATGAAACGCTACTTAGATACTTTTGCCCTATTGTATAATTTCCGATCATAAAAATCTCTAAAGTACGATCGCCATAACCAAAAGCCGGGATAGGTTTTGCAGGATATTCTCTTAAATTTTTCCAATTATCTGAATAGTAATAATTTTCAATAATACCCTCGGCATTGCATTTTTCGGGCCTTAAAAGATTAACCGGTATATGCTGAACTTCAACTATTTGCTTTTTATTTTTAGAATATATAATTTGAAAAGCACATTGGCCCAATAAATACATATCGGTAATCGCTTTTTTTACGTTTTCTTTAGTAAAAAGCGTTTTTAATTGTGCATATTCCTGAGGTTTTTGCGCTGAATCTTTAGAAATTAAACCTTTACCGTAAATTAATTTTACAATATTATTTATAACCTGGTTATTTGTTGTAGAATTATTGTAACGCTCTATTAAAAAATCATAATAGTCGTTTTTTTCGCCGAATTTTATCCAATTATCTTGGCGACTTTCAACCGCTTTTGGCGGGTTATATGCTTTTAATTCTATAACGTGGTTATTATTGCTCATAAATTATTGTATTTGTAGGGTTTGCAGTTGGATACGAACTAGGATTTTGACTTTTACAAAAGATTTTATCTAAGTAAATTACCTTTTCGTTCATATCTTGCACTTCTAAATTATAAAAATGATTTTCTTTTAGGTTAAAAACTGCCGAACACGTATAATAATAATCGTTTTTATAAAACGTAGGCGTTATCGTTTGCACTACTTCCGTAGTTTCGTTTTTAATTTTCAACAAATAAGCGGTCATCTCACGCGGGATAAAAGATATTTGTTGACTTTGATTTGTTTCTAATAGTATAATCATAAAAAGTAAACGAATTTTATTTCTTTTTGTTTCAAAAAAAAACGCCTAAAATTAATTAGGCGCCTTTCAATCAAAAAATCAAAAATCAAACTATGAACCTGCTGTTATTGTACCGCCGATAACTGTTGTAATTGCACCTGTAATAAAGTTTGCACCTACTGGCTCCATTCCCATTAATTCCAAAGTATATCCTGAGTGATCGCCTAAAGCTGTACCCGATACGATTGTACCTCCTGTAACGTCCATTCCGTTAGTCAGTCCGGCTAACATTAAATTTCCGTTATTATCCTCAACTACTATTTGACATCTTGAGTAAGCAATAAGTTTCAATTCCTTATGAGTAGCCGCGTTTAATTTTTTCAATTTTAACGCTAATTTTTGCTCAAAAAATGTAGTTCCGTTTTCACGTGAACTAGTCATAGTTTGATCAAAGCTATTCGCTCCCAAAAGTTCATATTTTACGGCAGTAACCGAAGCCGCTGACGTAACGCTTGCGATAGCGTCCGTGTTGGTTGTAGTTCCGTATGTAAAAGCACTCGGAGCAATAAGCCCGCTAGTGATAAAATAAACGTTTCTTAAACCACCGTTGCTAGATTTTGTAGGCTCTAGGCGCCCTAATGTAAAAGCTTCTGCTGGCATATCTATATGTTTTAAAAAACCCCCTAATTAAAGGGGGTTATTGTTATTAATTAACCTCCGTAAAGTACTCCTTTTGTAGCTTGACCAACGTTTGCAGCCAAAGTATAGATAGTTCTCACAAATTGAGTGTCCCCGTCATTTACCAATTTACCTACTTCAAATCTGTTTACGTCATCTACTAAGTCAGTATTCCAAGAAACTGCCGCTTTTCTTTGTGTGTAAGCTAAGTTATTTGTTGGAGCCGGTACAAATAACAATTCGATTCCGTTGTAAAATACTTTTGAGCTGTTGAAGTCGTTACCAGAAATTTGGAAGTTAACTTGTTGAGCAGCGCCAACTGTATTATTAGCGTTGTAGCAAAGTTGTTTCCAACCTCTAGGAGCGTAGATAACCGTTGGGCTAACTGTATCGTTTAAGTTTTCGGCTGGTATTGCAGCGAAAATTTTAGCACACTCAGCGGCGATGTTAGCAGCTGTTACAGTTGTTCCTGTTACTTTAATATAACCTCCCAAAGCAGCGTTATCATAAAGAACTTTTGCAAATACCCCGTCAACTAATCCGGCAGTCAATCCAGCTACTGCTGTTTGAGTAGCGGCAGTTATAGATCCTTGAGCAGCGCCTGGAGTTAAAGCTGCGATAGCTGTTTTTGTAGCTGCTGTAATACCACCCCAAAAGATTTTTTCTGAATCCTCAGAAACTGCCGGAGCGTATTGCGCTAAAACAGTTGAAGCGAACTCGCTAGACTCAATGTTAAAAGCACCTGGATTCATTGAACGTCCAAATCTACCCGCTCTTAAAGATTCCTGTAAAAATGTTTGTTTGTACTCTAATTTGGTTGGAGTGATAGTACGATCTGTGATTGTCATAGATCCACTATTTGAAAGCGCAGCACCTGTGTAAAGTTGTGCGGTTACATCTACTCCCTCTTCGGTAAAGATTGTTCCAGCTTTGATGTCGCTGTTAAAAGTTACATAACCGTCGTTAATTGTTTTGTTTGCGAAGAAAACTTCCTCTAGGATTGGCTCAACTGCCTTACCTCTAATGTCTACTGATGTATACGAAATTGCCATAATTTATTAGTTTATTTGTGTTTGTTTAAAAAGTCTGTGTTTTTCTAGTGGCGTCATTTCTGAAACCGATTTTGTTTGTTTTACTTCCGGGTTAAAAGCGATAGGCTTAACGCTTGCTAACTCTAATTGTTTTTTAACTTCCGCTAACTCAACTTTTAAAGCTGTGTTTTCAGATTCTAATTTTTCAATCTCAACTTTTACCTCTTCGAAAAAAGTTTCTTTAGAGATAGTTTCAACTACCTTTTTAGGCGATTCACTAGCTTCGATTTCAACCTCTTCAGCTGGCTCTTCTTTTTTCATTTCAACGGATTTAATAATTCCCTCAACTTCAACGGTAATAATCATTCCGTCAGTTGTTTCGTGAACTCCGATAGGCGCCGGTATAATTCCGTCTTCGGTTACGATTCCAACTGAATAGTCAGGCTCAAACGCTTCCGCTTCTAAAATTGTAACTCCGTCTATTAAAGTCATTTGAGCTAATTTTACTTCCAAAGAAAGTAAAGCTCGCACTTTGTTTAATGTTTGTTTGTACTCCATTTTATAATTAATTTGTTAATAATTCTTTTAATTGATCAAATAGTTTTTGATCTTCGGATTTTTGGTTAAAAAACCCCTCTATTGAAAAGCCTTTTATTTCGCCCGATTTTACCTTTTCTTTTATCTCTTCGTTATCGACTGAAATTTTTACTAACCACGTATTTAAAGGATAATCAAAACCGTACTTTACAGATTTATCGTGGATCATATCCTCTTTTAACCAGGTCTCAACTACGGTAACTCCTTTAACTTTTGTTTTATGCTGTAATGTGGATTCCGATTGATAGCCTTGTATCATAAATTTATGCGCTATCTTTTTAATCGTTTCTCCCGAAAAATGAACTTTGTAAATCTCTTTATTTTCATCTAACCGGTCTATTTCTAAGTCAGGAATTAACACCGCTCCAATAAGTATATTTTCTTTAAAATCAATTTCTTTAAATTCAATTTTATTAGATTCCGAAAGCGCGATCCAATTTTCTTGGATAGCTGGCCGGTCGACTAAACTAATCGCATAAACGCCGTCGTCGTCTTCGTCTAATATTAATTCAAAAGATTTTACCATATAAAGTAAACGATTAATTTGTGTTTTGTTTTGTTTTATCCTATTGTTGCTGATTGAACTATATTTCTGTCTAAACTTTGCTGAGTTGTTACATCGTTTGCAACTACATAAGCCTTAATCGGTTGCTGTTGTTGTCCCGCGATTGTTTGCGCTAATTGATTTGTTGAACTTGCACCTACTACGTTAAACGCCGGAGGTTGCGAAGCTGATCCGGTGCCTCCGTTTGAAGTTGGAGCGCTACCTCCGCCACCGCCTCCAGGAACTTTAACCGATAAAATAGACTTAACATTTTTAATACCTCCAGCAATTGCTAAACCTGCATTAATTGGAGCTAAAAAAGGCCCCACAAAAGGAATACCTACCGTAGAATCATAAGCCTTTTGAGCTGAGCTAAAAGTATTAATAGTTGCACTTGCAACCGCAGCCGCTTTTCCTGCTGCTGTTTCTTTACCTAACAATTCAGACATAGAAGATAAAGTATTAGCTATCGCGTCCGCAGCGTCTAACCTTGCTTTTTTCTCTAACTCAATTAATTTTATTTTAGCTTCTGAAGCTGCTTTTGCGTCTGCCGTTGATTTTATTGCTTTGTCGGCTTCGGAGGCAAAATATTCATCATCTAATTGAGCTAATTTTCTTTTGTGTTCCTTTTCTATTTCTTCAATAGATAATCCTTTGCTTAGTAAATTTGCTTTTTTAGCTTCAAATTCCGCATTTTCTTTCTCAACTTTTAATTGATTTTCAGTTTTTAAAGCGTCTTCATTTGCTTTTTTTGTATCTTTAATTAATTTTTCAGCAGCTTCGTATTCTTCCCTAGCTCTCTCTCCTTGTTTTGTTATTAATTCCTGACGTTCTTTTTCGGCTTGCTCAGCTTTTTGTTTAGCCTCATCGGAAGCCTTTTGTTTAGCTTCAGTTGCAGCTTTTTTGCTTTCATCTGCAACCTCTTTATTATGATTTGTTTCAGCTTGTTTTTTTTCTACATTATGCTTACGAATTATTTGTACCTTTTCAGAATTAGCGTCATTTAAATTTTTAGTTTGTTTACCAAATTCCTCTAATGATTTTTTTGTAATTTCAGCTTGTGCTTTAATAACTTCCTCATCAGCACCTGCTGCTTTTAAACTTGCTATAGCATTTAAATTTTTATAATACGTATTTTTTGCAACCTCTCTACTTGAGTTTGCATAGGCTATTTTTTCATCAACTAGTTTTAATTCTAATTTTCTAATTGATTCCGCACTAGCTCCGGAGGCTTTGGCCATTTCTAACTGATAATCGCTATTCTTTTTAATAGAGTCCGCAGTTTTGTCGGCTGTTTTCTTTTGACTTTCTAAGGCTTGAGAATTAGATTTAACAGCTTGCGAATTTTTTTTAGCCTCATCGCTTGACGATTTATACCAACTTACTAAAGCCGCCCCCGCCGCTATTAAAGCAGTAATAGCTAAAACAACTGCGCCAATAGGATTAGCTGACATTGCTAAGTTCCAAAGTCTTTGCGCTTGTGTAGATATTTGTTGGAATATAGTTGTCGATTTTATTACGGCCCCTAATTGCTTAAAACTATCCACGCTTTCGCCTACCGCCTGAGCGCCTTGCGATAGTGCCATTGCGGATTGAACTTTCAAAAGCGCTGCCTCGGCGTTTTCGCTTTCAACACCTAGCAAAGCCATTCCGCCTTGAACTGCTGAGAAACCACCCGCGACACCACTCAACGAAGCTGTTAACGCTTTGAATTTTGCGTCAGGATTAAACGCGTCCGTTAAGGCTTTCGCGTCTCCTATCCTATCTTTTAACTCTCCCGCTTTTTTAGCAGCGTTTACCGCCTCTCTCGAAGTCGCTCCGAACTTATCCGATAGCGCCGCTACTTCCGCCTGTGCCTCTCTAAGCTGAGATTTTAAACTTCCTAAATTATCCTTAACCTCTAAATTTACTACCTTATTTTCCATTGTCTTTTTAGTTGTTTAAATGCTTTTTTCCAGCTATCAATTAATTCAAATTTGCCTTTGGCAATTTCTATATTTTCGCTTTGACCGTAGAACTCATCGAGCGCTAAAAGGTCTAAAATGTTTTTTATCATATCGTTCTAAAATCGTTTAATAATTCAAATTGTACCTCGCCGGTAGTTAAGTCTAAATTCATCGAATTTATAATATATCTTTTATCCCGGATTATTAACCGATCATTTAATTTTATCGTTGTCAATATCGAAGTCGGTAAATAGGTTTTTATTTTTATCAACCTAGATTTAATGTTAAAAATATTCGCTAAATATTGATCGTAATTTTGAGCATATAATCCGTTTTCTATAATTAAATTAGTTAGTGTCGATTGCTGAGTACCAAAATTTAACGAAAATGTTTCGCTACTTATTAAAGTCTCCTGGCCAAATGCTTTATAAGTTGTATGAGCTGTCGAAGTCCCTCCCGTTAAATTTGTATTAAAGTAAAATTGCGGGCACGTTGTTAATCCTGAGGGGTTATAATCGTATAAAATAACCGCTTTCGGTACGTATTTCGCTAAATCTGACTTCAAAACGTAGCCAACCTGTAATAATCCGCCCCCTATATTGTTGAAATTTAAATCCTCAAAGGGTAATTTAATTGAATATTCCTCGCCCTCGTATCCAGTATCGGCCGATAAACTACCATATTCTAACCCTGTGCTACCTAAAAAGCCTACATTTATTATCGATTCGCTCTTTTCGTATTCAAAATTTATCTTTTTAAAGGTCTTTACACGGTTAACACTTGTATTTGATTCAATATCTATATACTTTGTAATGTCTATAAATGATCCGTTATTATAATAATCGTCAATCCTTTCTAGTGTATAGTTTACCCCGTCAGTAGAAAAGCAAGTCAAATTGAACATTTTTAAAAGTCCGCTAAAAAAATCCTCGATTTTAATTTCGGGGAAGTATGCATTTATAGGCAAATAATATGTCGGTGTAGTTTGTGTTGTTCCAATAGCTGAGTTTGCAAAATAATATCTAATTTGTGTAAGCCCACCACTTGATTGATAACGAGCGAGCCCCTCAAAATTAGTAGTATATGTTAAAGGCATTGAAGATTCAATATAGCATTCAAAATAATCTGTTGAGGCAAATCTACCATAAGTTGAAAGCGGTATATTATTCCCACTAAAAACACCCCCGGCAGTTGATAATTTATCATCTTGTTGAAATTTTACACCATTTTTAAAATAAGAAATTGTAAAAGGTACACCCGCGTTTGTTGTGGTTATAGAAAATGAAGCCTGTCTATATTGAAAATTATAAGTAGTTGCGCCTATAACTATTGTCGCTGGTATCTCAAAAAGTGTTAATTTATCAGTTGACAAATTCATAGTAAATCCGCTTTCATTTGTCGCACTACCAATCCAACTTTCTCGCTCAAAAAGTAATTTCGTTAATTGTGGTTTTGCTTTAAAAGTTTCTGCGTTTTTCATATACAAATAAGCATTCAAAAACTTATTATTACTCAAAAAAGATCCGTCAAAATTAACCCCAAATTGAGACTCAATCATATTTAAAACCACACTAACTCGCAAAGCTGGAAACAACTCGTTAAATCTTATTGCTTTTGTTGTATCGTTTATGTTTTCATCTCCTGCATTATAAGTCCAATACCTATCCGAACTAATCAAAGGGAACATAACGTCTGCGCTAGTGGTTGTATTTACTATTTTGTCTTTTACTATTGTGGCGTCATATTCAATATTATGAGTATTATCGGTCAAATCTTTTAACAATTTACCCGCGAACTTATCTTTTAAATTTGTTAAATTACCGACAAAATTAATGCTGTAATTCTCAGGGCTTCCATTTTTAACCGTTGCGCCCTCAAGCTGTATTTTACCATTACGAAATGGTATAGTATCTAATTCGATGTAAGCCTCAACTTTTAAATTAGAATTAAATCCGCTATCGATACTGCTCTCATACCAATGTTTGAAAATTCTATTATTTTGCTTTGTAGCTGGCACCGTAAACGACTGCGAAAAATCCGTAGTTACTTTTGATATGTCCGCAATATTTTGAATTGACGAATTGAGAGAAATTTTCTCATCGTTAAAAAAATCAACTCTCAAAAACTCGTTATCGGTTTTAATAAATAGGCCTACTATTATCATATAACGTCGTTTATTAAATTATAATCTAATTCAAATTCAACCTCGTAATTTATCATTTTATCTTTTAAAACACTTTTTAGATCAAAACTTTGACTCTTTACAGTTACTGGTTTTTCGTCTAAAAGTACGCGTTCAGATAAAAGCAAATCGGTAACTAATTCGGCAAAATTCTCATTTACCCAACCGGTATTTAATTTTACAGTTTGTGTGCCGTTTACGTTAATAATTTTTGATTGGCCTATTAATGCTAAATTTGTTTTATAATTTGTATTTTTTACAGATATGCTATTTGTCTGTTGCTTAAAAAAGATTATATCCTTCCAACCACCATAACGATTTATAAACGAACATCGAACAGGTGTATATTTATATTCCTCAATAGGATAGCTGTAAAATATAAAAACCGTTGTATCTAAAGTTATTGTAACCTTGCAACCATTCACGAAATTACTATCAAATATAACCGGTGTAATAGGTATTTTTAAGTTGTCAGTTCCAGCAACTCCGCTTAATAGATTTTGAGTTGTAGAATAAACTGTACCGTCAATCCTCTCGTATTTTAATGTAAAACTATCTGTACTCAATTTGTCAAATAGTAAATTTAAATACTCCATTTTTAAGTCAGAAAACGAACTTTTATAATAGTAATTATTAATATTTGGATTCGCTAATAAAACTAATTTACTTGAGTTAGGGTTTTGGTAACCGTCTGAATAATTTGTAAACCCATTTACGCCATAATAATAATTATCGGTTAAAGCTGTGTATGATGTTCCATTAAACCAATAAGATACAACGTGAAAAATACACCATTCGTCAACGTCTTCGGCTGCAACCGTAGTTAAATTATAATTATTTGGTTTTACATTATCTATAAACTCCTTTACATAATTTGAGACGTTGTAAGTTGTAGTTTTTTGCGTTAGACTTGGATTGCTTTTAGATAGGGAATAATATCCTAAACCGCTTGTTGGCTCAGATTCTCCACTATTCCAAATAGTCAAAACTATCTTACTTCCTACGTGCGTACTTCCTTGACTGCCGATTTCAACTAAAAAAGGGCTTCTTACTTTTACTACTTTCATTTTGTATGGTATATTGTGTCAATTAATTCCTCATCAATATAAATCTCTTCTTTGCAACTCCATAAATTTACATATTGAGTTGAATCAATTACAGTTTCGCTTTCTATTATAAAAGTCGGCGTTTGATCTTGGCCTTTGTATATTTTTACTACGTTCATTTTTTAGGTATTAAATTATAATCTACTATGGTCTCGACATCTTGGCCAAATGATTTTACTAAGTCAATATCGATATATTTTTTATAACCGGCCTCAAAAGGTTTTGTAAAAAATAGACTCGGTTTTATCCCCCTAGCCCAAACATTTTTAGCGATAATATAACCTATCGATTTAAACCCTCCTTTTGCAAATTCGCCTTTGGCGTTTCTGAATCTCACACCTCGAAACCTTGCCCACTTTTCAAAAGGCGCGGACGGGATTCGACGCTTGAATTTATACGGACTATTCGGCGCTTGCTGACCTCTAATTTTTGAGTTCTTTGAAACTTGTGACGGATCGGCTCCCTTTACACCCAAATCCTGATAGCTTCCGTATTCGTCCATTTTAAAACCTACAATAGTAAAACCGTTTTCGGTTACTATTTCGCCTTTTATACTATCGTATAGTTTACGCGTTACGTTTTTTTTACCCTTGGTTAAATTTGACCTAGATTGCTGTATAACGTAATTACGAAATTTTAAAATTGTGTTTTCTACTTCGGTCATCGGATTGACATTTCATTACTTACCAAAACATTAAAAGTAGCGGTACACCCGGCGACTTTATCCTCGAAACGATCTGTGAAAAATTCGTATGTAGTGGCCCCGTTTAATTGGTATAAATCCCTAAACAAATTACCACGTCTTAACGACTCAACTAATCGAATCGCTACCATTGATTGTGTATGTATAACGTCCTCTTCGTTGCTATCGTCATCGTTTACCAAATCCATACAAAGCACGCTAATATTATAGTTAAAAGCCTCGCCCTCTTCGGCAAATGAATTTACTATAATGTGCGATATCGGGTAAATATCCTGTTTGTTTAACGCTACATTAAAAATCGATCCGCTAGAAGTCGTTTTACAAAATTTGTCTTCTAATAATTTCGCTTTGATCGTGTCTAAAATTTGGTAATATCCTATCATTTTTTTAACATTTTAATTTCCATTTCGTTTTTCTCCTTTTCAAAAGTTAGAAACGTGAGGCATTCGTAAATATTTATTTTTGCAGCTGCTTCAAAATTGAGGAGACTTCCTCCCGCAATTGCATAAAGGCTGGCGTACCAACCCCACCGGCGACCAAATTGGGCGTTTGAATCAAATCCGCCACAGTCCTCTCCAAATAACTCAGGGAAGCTGTCAATAAGTCGTTGCTTAAATTCCAAAAAAAAACATTCGCACCCAAAACCACATCGAGCGGCATTGATTTCATAACCTCTGCGTAATCGGTTGTCCCGGAATAGGGCGCTATTTCGTACGTGTTTTTAAATTCCTTTACAATAGGCCTGTATAAAATAGCCATAGCCCGATGTATATTATTCCAATCGGCTAAATAAGAATCGAGGTTTGAGTATTCGTCAAACGACATATCCTCTAGCTTAGGAATAAAGCCGAATTTTGTACCGTTGTGCGTAAAAGTTGGGATTAAATTTGTTTGCTCTTTAAAAGCGTTTTCTATTTTGCCTACAATATCGATAACATCTTTATAACGCATATTTGCGACGTCCGATAATTTCACGTTACAAAAAATTTGTACTGTTTTTTGCAGCATAAAATTAGTATCCTGGTTATCTTTTAAAATATCCAAATACTTTTGATATTGCGATAAAGTAATTTCGCTTAGTTTAGTCGGGATTGTTACGTTTACTTTCATAAATAGTAAACGAATTTTTAAAAAAAGTGTTTCGTTTTTTAGTAGATAAAATATTTTCCGGAGTTTGGATTATCTAAATGGTGTATTACGTTATACCTAATTCCGTCAATAGCGTGATTATAAGCGTCAATATATAATTTTCCGACTCTATTTAAGTAAACGTAATTATTAAGCTCCTTTGCTATATCGTGGCTGTTCTGCTCGACTATAATCTCAAAATCTTGCATTCGTACTATACCGCTTTCAATCGTTCCTTTTTTAACGCCTACGACATTAATAGAAAAGGCTTTCATATCCTCAATCAAACGACTCTCGGAACTATCAGCCACGATCAATTTATCGCCTGTAATTGATTTGACTAATTGACAAAGCTCGTGAGTTTTGAGTTTGTTTTGGTAAATTTTTTGTTTTACGTAAAGTTTCTTTTTTGTATTGTCGATTGCGACCTCGGTTAAGGTATCCGGATCAATAGAAAACCCAAAGTCCATACCAAAAGAGGTCTGTAAATTATCCGGGTTAAATTCGCCGAACTTCCAATTTGTAAAAACTACGCCCTCGGCTTTGTCTAACCAACCGCCCAAAATTACGTGTTCGTATTTTTTTGGATTGTTAATTTTGACTTGCTCGACTTCGTGTAAAAAAGACGGATCTAAATTTTCGATGTTATCTTTGTACGTGGTGTGTATGTAAGTAACGTTATCCTTTTGGCCGTTAAATCCCTCCTGTATTCCGACTTGCTCGAAAAATTTTTTATAAATCCAATGTTCTTTAGTGCTAGGATTGAGAATTAAAATAACGCGGTTTTGTTTACCCTTTTGCCGGATTGAAAAGTTAATTTTATCAAATATAGATTCGTCTGTTAACTCTTCGGCCTCATCGAGTATCCAGGTTGTAACGCCCTGGAGTGATTTAAGATTTGCAGTTTGATCGCCGGAGCTGGTTTTAATTCCTTTGAAAATAATTTCGCTTCCGCTTTGTAGATTTACGATTTCAGATTTTCGAATATCAAAAGCGTGATTTAATTCTAGCAGTTCTATTTTTTCCTGAAATTCCGGGATAATAGATAAGTGCGCTGAGGTCATTGTTTGCCGAGTGAATAAAATCTTATGGCCCTTTTCAAACGATAAAAGAGTAGCAAATCGCCCAACCTCAAACGATTTACCACTCCCACGACCGCCAGTTATAATAAAATATCTAGTCGGATTTATTAATTTATTCCAATGCTTCGGGTGTTTCTTGATCATACAATTTTGTAATATCGAAATTTGAAACTTCAACCTTTTGATCAATTGTTTGCGTTGGAAGTCGGAAGTAATATTTATAAAATAATTCAACGGCCCAACGTTCCCCCAATTCGATAGCCTGGGCGTGAACTTGAATAGCTTTTTGACAATACGGGCTAAGTTGTAAATGTGCGTCCTGGAGTTCGGTTTTTGACATTAATCGTTTGTCATCGGGCCGAACTGCTTTAGTCGAATTACCGCCGTTTAGCTTACGTTTATCCATTTTCAATATAAATCAAATAATTGAATTATTTTATTTTAACCAACGGTCTCAAATTATCTAAATAGTGTCTCCATTGGCTGTTATTATCGCCAGCGTCCGCAGTTCCAAAATACTTATTGTAAATCGGGATTAATACCGCTTTTGCCTCTAGGTTTAATTCCTGAGTTCCTTTGAAAAAATCGTTTAGGATTTTTGTTTCGTCATCTGTTATTTTTAATGCCATAATCTAAAAGTTTTTTATTTATTTTTAAAAGTGTTCTATATACAAATTGATAATCGTAATCGTATTTTTTGGCAAATTTACGTAAACTCGTTTTATTTTCAATGTATTGTAAGTAAAACATTTTGTCAAACCAATGCCAGGTATTTATAAAATCTAAAATCGGGTTGATGTCAGGCTTTTCAAAATCCTCATCAATCTGATCCAGGTTTTCAATAATTTGTACCGTTTGCAATTTACGTTTTTTTTGCTTATCTAAGCAAATAGATCGTATTACCGAGTGAAAATAAGATGTATTTATATTTTCTTTGCCGTGAATTTTAATGTACGCCTCCTGTACAATATCTTCCGGATAGTCAGTTACGCCGTATTTTACGGCTAATTTAATCCAGTATTGATGTTTGGCGTAAATTTCGATCATTTATTTTTGATTCAAATGTAAGATAAATTAATTTACCCTCAAAGAATAAAATTTTATGAATTAATGCCTCCTGATTTTTATCGAGTTTCATAAGGCCTTTACGGTAAGGTATTATTTTTTCGCGTTCAATAAGGTACCGGATAACGTATGTAGTTTGTCCTGTCTCTTTAGCTATTTGAGAAATTTTTTTCATTTGATAGGTATTTAGCTAATCGGCGAACTGCTGCAATAGCTTCGGGGTTACATCTGACGGCGTACGTTTTTAGATTTGTTTTTGGCCGCCCAGCGTTTGCCCGGGGACCGCCTCTATTTTCTTGTTTAGTCATTTGGTAAAAAGCAGTTTGATAGTTCAATAAAACCGAATATTTTTTCGTCTGTTAAGTAGGTGAGTCTATACGCGTTTTCAATCGTCATTTCGCTAACTGATACGCAGAGGCTTAATTCTTTTTTTAACGATCTCATCATAGCTGGAAATTTTTTAGCGTCTTCGTTCATAGCTTGGATTAGTTCCGGTTTCAATCTTTCGAGTAGTGTTTTCATTTGTTCAAATGTATTAAATAAGATTTATATGCTAAATATACTGCTTGAATTTGTTTAAATTCTTGTGTGTTTCTTTGAGTTTCATAAACTTCATCTGATTCAAAGAATAAATCCCATTCTTGAATTGTCTGTATCTTACAACCTATTCTTATTTTATCATCTTTAATTGAATGATTCCATTTGCAGTAAATAGGTAAATCTGCATCACTTAAATATGCATTACTTAAATTTGCACCATTTAAATTTGCATCACTTAAATTTGCACCACGTAAATCTGCATCACTTAAATATGCATTACTTAAATTTGCACCATTTAAATTTGCATCACTTAAATTTGCACCACGTAAATATGCATCACTTAAATCTGCATCACGTAAATTTGCACCATTTAAATATGCATTACTTAAATTTGCACCACGTAAATTTGCATCACTTAAATTTGCACCACTTAAATCTGCACCACGTAAATATGCATCACTTAAATTTGCACCACGTAAATATGCCTTTTCAACAGTTTTTTTTATAGTATTTTTTTCGCATTCATATTCAAAAAGCAAAATTCCAAATATTGATTTTATTTCTATTTTCATAATTAAAATTTATTTAAAACGATTAGTAATACTGTAAATACACAAGCCATAAATATAAGGGCCAATCCGAAGTCTTTTAGATTTTGTTTCATTTTGATTTGATTTTTTAGTTATTATTATGGGCCAAAGATAATACTTATTTTGATATATGCAATAATAAATCAAAAATATTTTTAAAATCTTCTAAATTTTTTACCACAAAATATTTAAACCCCATTTGTGAAACGTTTTTTTCAAATATATTCTGTACTTCCGATTGCTTACCTTTATCGGTTTTAACCTCAATAAAAATAGTTTGTGCGTTAGGTAAAAGGATAATTAAATCCGCAACGCCTGGAAGTAATCCGGTATTTTTTAATTTTTTGGCTTCGGCTACGTTTCGTGATCCGCCGTTTGGAACTGAAAAAATCATTCCTTTTATGTAATTTCTAAAGTAAATTACTATTTGTTGTTGTATTTGATCTTCGCTCATTTTGGTAACATTAGGTAACAAATAAAAAAAGGTAACGCTCTAACTATTTGATAATAAATAATGTAACTATAATAACCTATGTAACCTATTTATTATAAAGTATATCATATTATTATTTTTTTTATGTGTTATTTTTTTTTTATTTATTTTCTATTAAGTTTTAAAGTAACGTTTTTAAAAAAAGGTAACAAGTTACATCTCTAAAAATCAACGCTTTCCGATTTTTCAAAAAGTAAAAAGCCTTTTTTGATTTCGTCATTAATTCGATATAATTTATATTCCATTTTATTTTTTATGTAGATTTTACGCAAATCAAATTTTGAGAATTTTAAATTTGTGTTTGAAAATAATTTTAAAATCTCGCCTTTGTTATATACTTTTTTTGCATTAAAATAAGGAGTTTCTACAAAAGAAAATTTACTGAAAAATATATCCTCAATCTCATCGTTTTCGTAAAAGCTCTCATTTTCAGATCTCATTAATTCAAGATCCTCCTCTTTTCTAATAACCCATTCAAAACCGTCTAGGTATAATTTATAGGCTTCTGCTAACATTGCTTTAGAATCAAAATTTATACACGAATCATAATCAATACTATCGACTTTAATAGGTAAAATTCGGCGGTTTCCTGTTGGATCTTTTAATATATCGAGTTCGTTTGTACTTCCGAGTAAACTAACTTTTCTAAGCTCTCGGCTGTCATTTATACCGTATGATTTACGATCAACCGCTACGCTCATATCGGATACAGATTTAAAGTTTTTAACGTCCTTTGCTCCAACTCCTCCAAACTCATCGTCATACATAATTATATTACGGCACATTCTAAATTTAAAATCTTTTGTCTCTTCGATTTTACCCTCGACAAAATAATCCTCTAAATCTTTAGGTAAAATTTGACGGCACCAGGTTGATTTACCAATACCTTGACGGCCACCGGCTAAAACAATTGTAAGCGGGCTAATTTTATCCGAAATTCTTTTGCGGTGTATATTATTGATCATTCCAACTATCCAGGAACTAAAATAGGCTGTATTAATTTCTTTTTTTGGCTCGATTAATTCTACGTATTTTTTTATAAAACCGTCCCCTTTATATTCTAAATTTTTAAAATAATCCAAAACTTTATTCTCGCTTTTTGTGGCGTATGAGTTAAGGCATTTCATTACTCGCTGAGGTGTTACATCTTGCTCACAATATGCGCTAGCTTGAATCGAAATTGTGTTTAGAGTCCTATCGTCTAAAACTGTTCCTAAAACTTCAATAAGGCCGTTAAATTCATTAAAAATCGGTAGCCATTCCTGACTTACAAAAGCCAAAACTTTACTATCTAAGTCCTCGGATTTATCTTGTTTTAAAATTGAATCGCCTATTTTAATAATTTGAGCTTCTAGGTCGGTAGGTTTTTCAATTGGTTTTTTTGTGGCTTTTGAAATTCGTACCTTTTCAATCGCTTGCTTTGTTGTTTTTGAAACTACATCGACTCCGGCCTCTTTTGCGTAATGGTATAAAGTGGCTATTGTAATACCGTCTGAATTACCTTTACAAAATCTATTATAATCGCGTTCTATTCTTTGCTGATCGTATTTATCGCCACCTCGGCAAATGCTATCGTAATAACCAAAACCTGACTGACCAAATTTTGAGGCTATTGCAAATCCTATATCTAAATATCTTTTATAGTCGCCCTGGCATAAATCCTTACCTTCTAAATCTTTTACAATTCTGCCAAAATCATCTTCGGCAAATAAATAATCTTGTTTAGGTTTTTCTTTTGGTTTTTTATAAGTTGAAATAAATTTTTGCGAGTTTGGGTTTTCAAAAATATACGGATCAAAAGAAACAAATCTAGCACGCGCCTCATCTTTGCAAGCCTGATCAATTGATATGTTATAATTGTCTAAATAATATTGAGCCAAATCGTAAAAAGTCTCAATAAACTTTTTTGGATTGATTTTTACAAAAATACAAACGCCTTTACCGCCTACTGATCTGTGAATTATACAAGTGTATTTATCATTTTTTAAATCCTCAAAAAGTGAATCGCTTACATCGTCATCAATATCGGCCAAATAAAAACCGTTCATTTCTGAAATATTATTTTTGCCTCGTGTGTGTCCCGCTTTAATTGTGCAGCAAGCGGTAGCTAGTGGTAGTTTTTTTTTGGCTTCGGAATATTCTTTACCTTTGCCGTATTTTTGCAAAGCATTACGAACATCTATAATCTCGTTCAAATATTTACCGCGTTTTACGTCTTCGATATAATCCCGGAGTGAAATGTCGCAATCTAGGATATTACTTTTTTTACTAGCTATGCTAGGGAATGTACTAATTTTTATTTGGCTAAAGTCCATATTTAATTTTTTTAAATTGATTTTTGATTTGTTCGGTATAGGTAAAATACTTAACCCTTTTACCATTTTCTAAAATTGAGCCTAAAATTTTAAAATAATAGGGCCGTAAAAGTACGGCAAATCTTTTATCAATATTCACGTCAAACGAATTTTCTGTAAATTCTTGAGATAAAAGGAATTTTATCCATTTTTCTTTTAGAATTTTTAAAGTTTCGTATTTTGTAGCGCCCTTATTAATAAAAAAATCTAGGTCAATTGTAGGCGGTTGTAGTTTATTTTTTTGGCCGTAAATTTGAAATTTTTTTATTTCAAGCTCTTGTTCTTCGCTTAACTCTTCGGGAACTTCAGCTCCGCAATTAGGACAAATTTTGTCCTTTTTTGTAAAAGTAAAACCGCATTCCTCACATTCTTGAATGTCCTCGAGTATATTTTTTATTTTTTGATCGTAAAATATCTTATTCCAATCTCGCTCAAAACTAAAAAATTGGTGTTCTTTGTTATTGTTACCGCCGTCAATTAAAGTAAAAAAAGGCTTTTCTATTTTATTGGTTGGCCTGGCGCCACGTCCCGCAATTTGTATCCATAAGGCTAGCGATTTTGTAGCTCGGGCCATTACTATACATTCCACGTCATCGACATCAAAACCTTTAGTAAAACACCCTGTATTTATTAAAAGCGCGTCCGGTGTATTACGAAACCAATCTATAATTTCGGCGCGTTCGTTTGGTAAATTATTGACGCTATCGTATGTTTTTACGTTTTTGTCTTTAAATAATTCCGCATAAATAGCGTTTGTTTCTGTTGACGAAGTAAATAAAAGCGTTTTTTTACCGTTGCAAAGTTTATCGAATGTTTGCCTAAGTGCTTTTTTATAATCCTCAGATTGAAACACCTCTTTTAAACTTGACGCGGTAAATTCCCCGCTAGCGTCTACTTTAAGTGGCGAAGCGTCAAACTCAATATATTTATTTTCTTCGCGTACTAAATAGCCGTTATCCATTAACCAGCTTATTGACTTACCGCAAATAATATCATCGTACACATCGCTCATCGTTTCCTTAGCGCTTTGTAAATCATTTAATTTATAGCGTTTTAATCGGTCAGGGGTTGCAGTAAATCCTATTATTTTGCAATCTTTTAGGTATGGGAACAATTTATTAAACTCCCAATTGTGGCACTCATCGACTATACAATAATTAAAGTTTGGTAGCTTTGATTTTCTATTCCAAAGGCTTTTTACCATTGCTACAATTACCAAATTATCGGGTATTTTTTTGGCACCGGCTAAAACACAACCAACGTCAACGCCTTGCTTTTTAAACGTGTCAACGGTTTGATTAACCAAATCAATACTATCTACTAAAATTAAAGTTTTGGAGTTTAGTTGTACAACTAACTCGGTAAAAATAACGGTTTTACCGCCACCGGTTGAAAGCTGAACACATAAACGATTTGATTTGTTTTGCAAAATTTCGTCTAGTAGTTCCTGTTGGTATGGTCTTAAGATTTTTTTCATAGTCAAAAAAATGGCGGATAAAATTAATTACCCGCCGTTTTTAAATTTAAAAAGGTAAATCGGGATCCGTTTCTAAAATCTCGACCTCCTGGGCCTCTTCGACTACTTCCTCGGCGTTTATTTTCCAGCCTTGAATAGTATTAAAATATACTGTTTCGCCTTTTTGGTTTACCCATTCTCGACCGCGTAGATTTACGCCAACGGTTACAGATTGACCGACTTTATAATTATCTAAAATATCGCATTTATCTTGCACAAATTGAATTAAAATATGCTGCGGGTATTGTTCCTGGGTTGTTACTACAATATCCCTTTTTTTAAAGTTAGAACTTCCAACTTCGGCAGTTTGCCCTATTGATTTAATTTTTCCTACTACTTCCATTTTATTAATTTATTAAAGTTGATTTATATTGTTCAATTAAAATAGCCTGCTCCTCGGATAATTTTATTTTACCCTCAGAAACCGCGTCCATACATCTATTTAAAGTGTCAACGTTTTCTAAAACCTTATCAAATTGCTTTTTGTTTAAAATAGTTGGCTCAATTACTTCAATATGATTTACGTCTACGGTATTATCCGGCATTTCTTCGGATACATAAACAGGCCCCGCAAACACATCAGGGCAAAACCATTTTACACCGTTTGAAATAGCACGCGCAAACAGCATATTTTTAGGGAATTTATCAATATTTTTCGTTTGTGCTTTTTTCGCGTCCTCGATTGAAAAGCTAGAGTTACCAATTACTTCGCCACCTTGTAAAAAATCGATTGAGCAATTTTTATCGTCTAGTTTCAAAACCTTATAATCGTACTTCCCGGATCCTTTTACAGCGGAAGCGATTAAACCGGCTCCTAAAGTTGGTTTACCCTGGATAATATGTATCCCCGACATTGCGGCAAAAGGAGGTATTCCAATCTCTTGGCCCGCTTGAATTTTAACGAATGCTTGACCCATTGCTTTCGCGTCTGTAAACATTCCACTCTCGGCAAAAGTTTTTGCCATTACCATAATGTCATTAACTGCCATTACTGAAATTTCATTTTTCATAATTTTATAAATTTAAAAACCCTATCCGAAATCCAATTGGTCAGAATTGGCACAGATAGGGTTAAAAATAATTAGTTTTTTAAATAGTCTGACCACTATCGTTGTGCAAATGTAAATAATTACATTTTATTATCAAAATGTTTTCTCATTAAAGTATAAATTTTATTTGAAATTTCACTAAAATAAGTTGTTTTTTGAATTGTAAAAGTGTTTGCGCATTCATTATTTAACAGCTCACACATTTCTGTTAAATCTACTTTTAACTTTAGCATTTTAGGACTAGTTACTTTTAACTCGTCCAGGCACTCCAGGAGTAATTGCATTAAGCAAAAAAATAAGTGCATTTTTACGTTTACTTTTTTTGGATTCATAATAATTTTAAAATTTCGTTTATATCTGATGTAAATTCAATATCAAAGTGTGTAGTTTCTGTATCGCATTTTGACAAATAATATAAATTACCATAAGGCCTAATTAAAATTCCTGTAATAATTCTTGGATCTTGTTCTTTGTCTGTTTTTAAAAAAACTACATCTCCTATTTTATGTTTCATTGCTCTAATTCTTTTGATAATTTTTCTAAATATAAACAAAAATCCATAGCCTCCTCCTGGGCGTGTTTTAACCATTCTAAGGTAGTTAAATCGTCTCGGTCTAAAGTTGTACCGTATTTATTAATTCCGGCCTCAGATCGCTGTTTAAATTTGTCAATTACTGAATTTACTATACTATCTTGCATAACTTAAAATTTACACGTTATAGACGATTTTCTAGGAGTCGAACTGCATTTAGTAACTAAAACCCCGTTTTGATCGTAAATTTCATTTTTAGACTTAAAAGCGATTTTTAAAAGTTCCTCGCGCTCTTTAAGCTCGTTAAAAATATCCATATAAATTTCATCGTCTTTATAGTTGATAGTTTCGCCACCTTGCACCGCGCTAAATTCAACGCCGTTTATAGACTCCTTTTCAATAATTTCTATTTTATCCCGGAATCTAGCGTCCGCTGAATTTATAACCTCTTTAAGTCGGCAAATATTCGTCCAAACTTTTAGCGGCTCAACTTCGCCAGCTTCTAATAAATCGTCAACCATTCTTTTACCTGTTAAAATGGCCTCTTTTTTTGTGAAATTATGATCGTACATTACTGCGACCTCTTCCATTCTCATCTCTAAAAATTTATCTTTGCTCATAATTGTATACTTTGTTAAATGCTCGGGTTACTTGAGCGTTATCGTTTAAATAAATGTTGTGAATTTTTAAAAGCCACTCGTAGAAGCTTTGCACTCTTTTTTCGTTCATAAAATTGGGTTTTGATTTGATAATAAAGTTTTTTTTAATTCTAGCAATTGTAATATTGCCTTTTCAATAATTTTAGTTTGTTCAATTACGGCACATTCAATAGGCTCAAAATCTCCCGTGTCTTTTGCGTACTCTAGGCACTCGTTTAAATTGTTACTTTCCATAGTTTTAAGATTTAAAATTTTTACAAATATATAAATTTAATTCATATAAAAATGATTTTTATTATTTTTTTTTATATCTTTGTCAAAAATAAAATTAAAATTATGAATCCAATTAAACAAGTTATGCAAATCGCCAACGCCAGGGCGATTGATATTTACCCAAAAATAGGGGTAAAACAGGCGACATTTAGCAAACGATTAACTAGCGATGTAAAAGGATCTATTGAATGGTCGATTGAAGTCGCTAGAGAATTAGGTATTAAAAAATTTACTATTTATCAAAACAATTGTATAATTAAAATTCAGTTATTATGACGCCCAAAGAAAAAGCAGAAGATTTAGTAGATAAATTATTAGAATCACTTTACGATAATGGTTCTTTATCGTTTAAAAGAATACTTTACCAAAAAGCCAAACAATGTGCAATAATAACAGTTGATGAGATGATTAGTCAAATGTTATCTTTAATGATAGTTTTTAATGAAGATAGGAGTGAATTTGAAGCTATTGAATTAGATTACCTAAATAAAGTTAAACAAGAAATAGAAGAATTATGACGCCCAAAGAAAAAGCAAAAGAGTTAGTAGAAAATTTTAGACTCAATGTTTTAGACTACGAGGGTAGTGGATTGAACTTATTTAAAGCCAAACAATGTGCTTTGATAGCAGTTGATGAATTAA